TAAGGTATTGGGGCTTACTGCTCCAGCTGTTTACAAGTGGCGTGAAAAAGACAAAGTGCCTGATTTGCGTGTGTACCAACTCAAGGAAAAAATGCCTGAGTGGTTCAGTGATTTGACAGCGGCGTAAAGTTTGATATGATCAGCCCCGTTGTCGTCGTAGTCAACATCAAGAAGCCGTTTACACATGCCTCGCCCCGTTATGGGGAACTACGACGGGGCAGTTGTAAGCGGCTTTTTTATTTTCTACATGGCATCCCTCAGGGCGGGATAGCAAATGGTCTGCATGGACTGAACCCAAGAAACACCGCACACAGTACACCCCTGTGCAAAATGCGACCAGCGTTAGTTTGGCGACTGGTAATGACACAAGTACACGGTGGAAACAAGGCTTGTGGATAAAGTGAACAAACTCGTCATACGCACTTGGGACTCATTGATCATTCAATCTGTCTGGAGCGGGTCGGATATCTCTGTATCCACCCTTGGGAGAACTATTGTCAAGAGTAAAGTAAAGGAGAAAGAAAATGTTTGAGAGTGGATTTGATAGATTCTGGAAAGCATATCCAACATCACCTCGAAAGGGTGCAAAGTTGTTATGCAGAGAAAAGTGGGTCAACAGGCTTTACGAAAGCAATGCTGATCAAATCATTAAACACGTTGAGTGGATGAAGACTACTGAAGGTTGGCAAAAACAAAACGGGACTTTTATACCTGCACCACTTGTTTACCTCAATCAGCAGCGATGGGACGGGGCTGAGATACCTGAAGTAAAAGAAATAGAAAACCCTTTGACTAAGATCGAAGAAGACAGAAAAAAAGCGGTTCCTATGCCTGACGATATTAAAGCAAGATTAGATGCTTTGCGGGGAAGAAGATGAAAGATTTATTTGATCAATATCCTGAGTGGGTTGGTATGCCTGAGTTTGTACAAGAAAAAAAAGAACCTTACAAAGAATTAATTGTTCGTTTTGAAACTGAAAAAGATTACAAAGATTTTCAAAAATTAATCAATCAATCTTTAACTGTCAAAACAAAAAGCATTTGGCATCCTTATAAATCGCATTGGGGTTTGGAAAAAAAGGTTTACAAAGATGTTGCCTAATTTTCCCATTTACATTGTTTCTAAAGGGCGACCAAACAATGGATTGACCACAAGAGCACTTTACGAAATGGGTGTGCCGCATTACATCGTAGTGGAAGAAAACGAAATTGAGCAATATAAAGCAGGTCGTTGCTACGGTGAAATACTTGTTTTACCGCCAATTTATAAAGCTGAATATGAGTTATGTGATGATTTGGGATTTAGTAAAGGGACAGGGCCTGGCCCCGCCAGAAATTTCTGCATTGATCATTCCATATGGCTTGGACACAAACGGCATTGGGTTTTAGATGACAACATAGACGCATTTCATTACTTAAATAAAAATGAAAAATTTGAAATCAGAACAGGATCAACATTTAAAGCCGCAGAAGATTTTGTTTGTCGATATGCCAATGTGCCAGTTGCAGGATTTAACTATTATTCGTTTTGCAAAAAAAATGACAAAGTGCCGCCATACATTTTGAACACACGCATTTATTCTTGTTTGTTGATTGATAACAATGCTAATTACAGATGGCGTGGTCGTTACAACGAAGATACAGATTTAAGTTTGCGTGTTTTAAAAGATGGTTTATGCACCATTCAATTTAATGCTTTTTTATGTGGAAAAATTACTACACAAAGAATGCGTGGAGGCAATAGCGCAGAATTTTATGACGATGAGGGCACTTTACCAAAAAGTCAAATGCTTGCTAATTTACATCCTGACGTTGCTAAAGTAGTTTTTAAATTTAATCGTTGGCATCATCATGTTGATTATTTAAAATTTAAAGAAAATCGTTTAATTAAAATTGTCAATACTGATTTAATGCCAAAAATCAACAATTATGGAATGCAATTGGTATGAACCATGAACACAGACAAGTCGCCAATTCAATCTTGAAGAAGATAGAAAAAAAGCGGTTCCTATGCTTGACGATATTAAAGCAAGATTAGATGCAATAAGAGGTAGAAAATGACACAAGATGAAATGCTTGAATTATTAAAACAAACGCTTGAGGCGTTTGAAATTGCCGCAGAAGGTGGCAGGGTTCACTTCCACTCATACGCCGCAGCATTACGCCAAGCTATTGCGGAGTTAGAAGGCCAAAATATAAAACAAGTAACTGTCAAAGACTTTGTACACATGGTTGAGGGCAGAGAAGATTTGATTGGTCGCCCTGTTTATTTTGCTCAATGGCCTAATGGCAACACCCACCCACCACAGCGCACATGGGTAGGGCTGACGGAAGAACAACGCAATGATATTGAAGATAGTTTTGGAGTGGTTGTAAGCAAGCATGTTTTTGATGCCATTGAAGCCAAACTCAAGGAGAAGAACAGTGCCTGATATATCAATGTGTAATGACAAAGAATGCCCAAAATTTATGGATTGTTATCGAGCGCAGGCAACACCAAGCCCATACTGGCAAACATATTTTAGCCCGTGGGTAGAGGGTGAAGAGTGCAAGTATTTTTGGCCCATAACTGAGGAGAAGAACGCATGAAAACGATTATTCACGTAAACCAGCACGTCATAAAAGCCAACGCAAAGAATGGCACGAACGACCCTGTTCTAACTGTCAAGACGCATAAAAGCAACACGTATGCACACGCAGTGGACATCAAAGGCGAAAGTCGTATTGTGTACAGCCCAGACAAGCCGCTGTCATGCGGGGCAAAGGTATGGATTGAAACGTATGCAGAAGTGGAGGTGATGTGATGTGGGATGTACTTATTGCCGTGATACTTATGGGGTTTGGTGCGGTGGTGTTAATCACGGTGGCAGCGATGGTTGGATGGGTAATTTTTTGGATGCAGAACGGAGGTAAAGATGATTGAAACGATTAAAACATTTTGGAGTAAGATTCGCGGCCTTCGTGGTGACAGAAGAATCATTACGGTAGAAGGCTTAGTGTGGCGATGTACAAAGTGCCACCACATATTTTTAACAGAAGTAACAGCAAAGGAACACACATGCCCAGACCAAAAAGTGAGCTAACAGGTGACAGCAAACACATTGGTGCTCGGTTAACTAAATCACATTTCCAAGAATGGAAACGTCTTGGTGGAGCACAATGGTTACGTCGAATACTATCTAACAGCTTAAAGGAACAACGTGATGCCAGAGTTTGAAACATGGAGCCACGCAAACCTAGTCAAGTTTGCCAAGGAAGTCTATGAGAAATTGCAGGAAAAAGAAGACCAACTGCAACAACTCCGCAATGACTTGAAAGATGCCCTCAAAGCGTACAGGGAAAACAACTTAAAAGTCGGAGAACCCCATGTCTGAAATGGTAGATCACCCAGACCACTACAAGGTGGGCGGTATCGAGACGATTGATTTCATCGACGCCAAGAATCTGAACTACAACATGGGTAACGCTGTGAAGTATCTCAGCCGAGCAGAACACAAAGGCAACAAGAAACTGGACTTGCAAAAAGCCTTGTGGTACATCAAAAGAGAGTTGAGCAAACTTGATGCAAAAGATAACAATTGACTTTGAAACGTACTACTCCAAGGAATTCAGCCTATCCAAGATGACAACCGAGGAGTACATCCGATCACCCGAGTTTCAAACCATTGGATTCGGTTACAAGGTGGATGATGGCGACACTCACTGGGTAACAGGTTCGGACGAAGAGATTGCTGAAGCCCTGCACGAACTGAACTTGCCCGATGCTTATGTCATTGCCCACAACATGGCGTTTGATGGGGCGATTCTTTCGTGGAGATACGGCATCACCCCCAAGTACTATCTAGATACGCTGTCGATGGCTCGACCTATCACGGGTCAAACTGTGGGCGGCAGTCTTGCCAAGCTTGCACAGAAGTTTATGCTGGGTGCAAAAGGTACTGAGGTTGTCAACGCACTCGGTAAACGCAGAGAAGACTTCACACCATACGACCTAGCCGCATACGGCGAGTACTGCAAGAACGACGTGGAGATTACATACAACCTGTATCACATACTGCGGCAGTGGAATCCCCCCAAGGAACTCTACATACAGGACTTGATGCTGCGCATGTTCACCGACCCAGTGCTTAAGCTGAACGATAGTGTACTGAATGAACATCTGACCACAGTGCAGGCTAAGAAGGCCGAGCTGATGAGGCGCATCGACGCCACTATTGGTAGAGATGAGTTGATGTCCAACCCCAAGTTTGCTATGGTGTTGGAGAAGCTGGGCGTCAAGCCGCCCATGAAAATCAGCCTGCGTACAAAGAAGGAGACTTATGCGTTCGGTAAAACGGATTCAGAATTCAAAGCCCTGCTCGAACATCCAAACCCTGCCGTCCAAGCTGTCGTTTCAGCACGTCTCGGTATCAAGTCAACGCTTGAAGAAACCCGAACAGAAAGCTTCCTCGGCATTGCCAAAAGGGGCGCGTTAC